GTAATAGTTAAACTCAATATTCCCGCAGATGCTCCACGTTCTCACGCATTTGGGCGAAAGTGCCGCGCCAAGTTTGCTGATGTGATTGAGATTATCGGAGCGGATATTGCGTTTTCGTCACATGACCCAATGTTTAAGTATGAAGTTGGGAAACGCGTCGAAGCCTTGAATTGGTCGGAAGATTGGCAAGATGAATGCTCTGGCGGTATTCATTTCTTCATCACTAAAGTTGAGGCGGAGAATTATTGATGGAATTAGACGAAGAAACAATCGCGCGTATCAACGGTATGCGGCGGGCGGGTTATCCGGTGCATGAGATCGCGCGGCGGTTTGGGGTTCCGGTTTCTACTTTTGAGCGGAAAGTGCGGGGGAAAATAACCAAGCCTAAGGGTTTGGCCGTAACCACCCTTACTTCCGGTTTTAGTCAGCACAGCTTCAGAACCAACGTCCAAAAGTCTCTAGTGTGGGGGAGGTCCAAATGATAGAAATCTATAAAGGCTGGGAAATTCATCCATCATATATCGGATATGGTTTTGATGGTCTAAATCCGAATGATTGCGATGTTGCTGCATGGGGATATACCGTGCAAGAATGTCGGGATGCTATTGACAAGGATGATGATGATGGTTTGTATGACGTGTGAGACTTGTAAATGGTCAAGTATTCTTCCAGATCGGAATTTGGAATTTAACTATCGTGACGATGCAACATTCAGAACTATGGAAATGTGGGGCATGGGATGTCGGGATCACATTTATGAATCCGGCGAGCAATCTAATTTCCGTTATTGCGGCCGTTTCCCCACACATATCATTGTAGACATGCGGCATAGTTGTGGAGAATATCATTGTCAGTCATAATTCTCGACACCGAAACAACCGGCACAAAAAAACCACAAGCAATTGAAATTGCCTATCAGATTTTGACTGGCGATAGTGACGTTGATTTGCGGGTTTCATCTACTTATTCAGAACGGTTCAATCCGGGAGAACCGTCTACATTATCGGCATTAGCTACGCATCACATTCTTGACAGTGATCTAGATGATAAGCCGCAGCCAGATACGTTCATATTACCAGACGACACGCAATATATCATCGGCCACAACATTGACTATGACTGGAGTGTGATCGGCGAACCTGATGTCAAGCGCATTTGCACGCTGGCACTGGCGCGCAATGTCTTGCCTACTTTGGAAAGCCACAAGCTAACCGCATTGGCGTATCATTTTATGGGCGCTGAAGCCCGACCGCTGGCAATGGCTGCACATGGTGCTTTGGCGGATTGCGAGCTTGTGCGGCACGTTCTGCGGCATTTGGTGCCATTTTATAAGGTGGCTGGGGAGCCGTTTAATTGGGAGGTTTTGTGGTGCGCATCTACCTTCGCCAGATATCCACGTGTTCTATCTTTCGGAAAACACAAAGGCACCGCGATTAAAGACCTCCCCCGCGATTATGTCGATTGGCTTTTGAAACAAACTGATCTTGACGAATATTTGAAAAAGGCGCTGGAAAATGTCCATAATCTACCACGATGACATTCTACAAGGATCAGATGAATGGCTGCAACTCAGGTGTGGCATTTTGACGGCCAGCGAAATGAAACTAATTATCACGCCCACGCTTAAGATTGCATCAAATGACAAGGAACGTGGGCATCTTTATGAATTGCTAAGCCAGCGAATTACCAAATATGTCGAGCCACATTATGTCTCGGATGATATGTTGCGCGGCCATGAAGATGAAATTAAGGCGCGCGAGAAATATCACAATGAAGTTTCTCCCGTGACCAATTGCGGATTTATTACCAATGATGAGTGGGGATTTACCGTTGGATATTCGCCCGATGGTCTGGTAGATGATGATAATGGCCTGATTGAAGCAAAGTCGCGCCGCCAAAAGTATCAGGTTCAGACTATTATCGAACATCATCTAACTGGAGAAATTCCAGCTGATTATATGATGCAATGCCAGGCTGGCATGATGGTGGCTAAACGCGATTGGGTTGATCTGATTTCCTATTGTGGAGGGATGCCGATGCGTGTAATGCGGGTTCGTCCCGATGTGCAAATTCAGGCGGCTATTTTGGATGCGTCCAATATGTTCGAGACGCGTATCGCCGATAAGATGGCGGCTTATTTTGATGCGATCAGTTCTGATGTTGGGGGTAATTTCCCGACCGAGCGCACCGTTGAATTGGAGATGTATGTATGAGTGATATGCTAGCAACAATCTTGCCTAAAAGCGATCAGTTAAATGCCGACGAACTGACTGGTGGCCCCAAAACCATCACTATCACTTCGGTTATCATTAATGCGGGACATGATCAGCCGGTTATCATCCATTATGATGGCGATGGTGGACATCCATGGAAGCCGAACAAGGGCACGAGGCGTCAACTGGTGCAGGCATGGGGGGCAGATGCTAACAAATATGTCGGCAAGTCCGCAACTCTATATCGTGATGCCAAGGTGAAATGGGCTGGCAAAGAAGAAGGTGGCGTTCGGATTAGCCACATGAGCCATATTTCTGGCGACATGATGGTGGCTGAGACCGTTTCCAAGGGCAAGCGCAATCCACGCTTGATTAAGCCGCTGGTAATGAATTCCGCGCCAGATGATGCACAAGACAAGGCGCGCGCATGGGCTAATGAATTTATCGCATCTGTGAATAAGTGCATGTCTGTGGAAGAATTGGATGCGATGTGCGCAAAGTCATCACGCGCGATTGACAAGATGCAATCCAGTTTTATTGATATTTTCAATGATATTGATCGGGTTGTTTCTGATATGCGTAATATCTTTAGTGTGGATAACGAGGAAAACAACAATGCTGAATAACTGCAACTTCATTGGCAATCTTGGGGCCGATCCCGAGATTAAGTCGTTTTCGAATGGCAACCGCGTGGCCAATTTGCGCCTTGCCGTTTCCGAACACTGGAAAGATAAGGCCACGGGCGAGCGAAAGGAAAAAACAGAATGGGTGTCGGTCGCCATCTTTTCCGAAGGCTTGATTGGTGTTGCGGAAAAATATCTGCACAAGGGATCTAAGGTCTATATATCGGGCAAAATGGCAACCCGAAAGTGGCAGGATACATTGGGGGCTGATCGTTATTCCACCGAGATCGTGTTGCAGGGCTTTGATGCCAAACTGGTGATGCTGGATGGGAAGAAGTCTGAAGGTGGGGAACATACACCACGAACGCCTGATGGTTCGCAGGGTGCGCCGGTAAATACGGGCGGTGGTTTTGCGGATGATTTGGATGAAGATATTCCGTTTATGACTAGCAACAGTGTTTATTGAGAGATAGCCAATAATGATCGGTAATCCCTTTTATTCACTCATAGCGCCAGCAAGACAAGATGATGGCGAAATGGGAGAAAAAATTAAAGCATATAACAACATTAGAAAAAATAGAGTGAGATTTATGGCGGATGACCCATTCAAAACCCAAATCGGAGGCGATTATTACACAAAACGCGCCATTCAGCCTTTTGAATACTCCATGAAAAATGGCCTTGATCCGATGCAGCATACAATCATTAAATATGTAGATCGGTTTCGAGATAAGGGCGGTAAGCAAGATTTGCTAAAGGCGCGTCATGTGATTGATTTGCTTATTGACCATGAATATGGAGGCGAACAAAATGACGATTAAATCCCTAGCCCGAGAAATCCACACTTCGAACGTCTATGCCGGATGGTGGCCCGAAAACCGCAACCGTGGCGAGGTGATGATGCTTATCATTTCCGAAATTGCGGAGGCTGTCGAGGGTTATGAATATGACCTAAAGGACGATAAGCTACCAGACGAATATATGTTTGATGTCGAGCTGGCAGATACAGCAATTCGGTTGCTCGATTTATGCGGTGTTGATGCTGACAATATCCCTGTTGTTTGGGAAGCACGGCTGGCCGCGATGGATGATGAACTATCCGGCGATATCTATGCATACCTGATGCGTGTTGTGGTTTACGTTTCCAAGGCTATGGAGGGTCATCGTCGCGGGAATATCATCGAATATGGTGAAAATCTCTGGAACGCTCTGGCGACGGTCTATTGCGTGGCGGAAAGCTATGAGATTGACCTTGACCGCATTATTAGCTTGAAGCGCGAGTTCAATGCGACTAGGCAGGATCATCGCCTTGAAAATCGTTTGAAGGCTGGCGGGAAGGCTTATTGATGGCGGACGCATATCAAGAATTTTTGGCCAGAAAGGTCATTAACGATCCAATGACGGGATTGATTGATATCCCAGAATTGCCGGATTGTCTTTTTCCGCATCAAAAAGATATCGTTAATTGGGCCTTGCGCCGTGGCCGTGCAGCATTGTTTGCTGGCACTGGTCTTGGCAAGTCACTGATGGAATTGGCTTGGGCGCAGGCTATCCATAACGAAACAGGAAAGGATATTCTGCATCTAGCACCTCTTGCTGTTTCCAATCAAATGGCGCGAGAAGCTGAGAAGTTTGGCATTCAAGCTCGCATCGTCCACAAGCAATCCGATTGTGGTTCCGGCACAAATATCACCAATTATCAGAAGCTAGATCATTTTGATCTAAGTCAGTTTGGAGGCGTCATTCTTGATGAATCGTCAATCCTTAAATCGACTAATGGGCATTATCGAACCCAGCTAATTGCAGCTTGTCAACAGATTCCATTCCGGCTTGCTGCAACGGCCACCCCTGCCCCCAATGATTTTATGGAACTTGGTAATCATGCTGAGTTTCTGGGGGTGATGACACATAACGATATGCTGGCCACGTTCTTTACCCTTGATCGCAGCGAAACCCAAAAATGGGCACTCAAGGGCCATGCTGAAAATGACTTTTGGCGATGGATGGCTTCGTGGG